GTCTGCGACGCGTCGCCGCGAAATTAGAAGCTTTTCCGAAGCGTCTGTTTGAGCCAAAACACGGTGGCTAAGGTCGGGCGCCCACCGAAGCCGATCGAGCAGAAGCGCCGGCTAGGGAATCCGGGGAAGAGGCTGATGGCTGAGCCTACTGTCGTGCTGGCTCGAGCAGTCGAAACGCCGGAGCCTCTTCGGTCGCTTGGACCCTTCGGGCTTCAGTTTTGGAATCGCCTTTGGAGCGGCGGTGCTGTTTGGATTTCGCCGCATACTGATATCGAATTAGTGCAGATGCTCTGCGAGCAAATTGACGAGCGTCAGATCTTGAGGCTTCGCGTTATGCGCGACGGCGACTGGCGAGAGCGGAGCGGTCTGAGGCAACTCGATGCTCAGATCGTGAGTGGACTGTCTATGCTTGGATTTACACCGACCGATCGCACGCGATTAGGTCTTGCCGAGGTAAAGTTTGAGAACAAACTTGACGACTACAGAAAGCGTAAAGCCCAAATGGTCGACTCCGAGGTTATACCCGCAGAGTGATGGTCCGGCTGTAGCTCTCTTCGGGGAAACTTTCCTGACGATTAGCAAGGGTGTTCACGCGGGTCGACCGCTACGCGTAACCGATTGGCAATACGATCTGCTCGAGGATATCTATGAGCGTCGCGAGGATGGACTGTTCAGATACAAGCGCACGCTGATCGGGTTGTCACGCAAAGCGGGCAAGTCGCTTCTCGGTTCCCTGATCGGCTTGTACGGTCTGATCGAGGGCGAGCCTGGAGCCGAGGTTTATTCTGCCGCCGGCGATCGTCAGCAGGCGCGCATCGTGTTCGGCGAGGCGCGTCGTCAAGTCTTGGAATCCGACACGCTTAGTAAAGCCTGTCGCGTTTACCGCGACGTGATCGAGGTTCCCGAGACTGGCGCTATCTATCGCGTCTTGGCTTCTGACTCCAAACTCGTTCAGGGCTTGAACCCGTCGACTGTTGTTTGTGACGAGCTCCACGTTGTTCACGAAGATCTTTGGGACGCGTTGACGCTAGGCTCGGGCGCGCGTCGCGATCCGATGGTCGTGGCGATTACGACCGCCGGCTACGATTTGGAGAGTATCTGCGGACGCCTCTACCAATATGGCAAGCGCGTAGCGGAGGGCGAGATCAGTACGGCAAGCGTGTCGTAAATAATGAAATAGAAGATGAGGCGTTTGGCTTTTTCTGGTGGGAGGCGCCCGAGGAGTGTGACGTTCACGATCGGAAGGCGTGGGCGGCGGCTAATCCGAATCTGGATCTCGGTTTGATCAGTGAAGAGGATTTCGAGGTGGCTGCTCGTCAGACTGCTGAGGTCGCGTTCCGCCGCTATCGATTGAATCAGTGGGTACGCTCGCAAGAATCCTGGCTGCCGTCGGGATCTTGGGAGCAGTGTCTTGCCCCAGAGTTAGAGCTCGTTGCTAACGTGCCGACATTCGTCGGGATCGATATGGCACTGAAGCACGATTCGATCGCCGTGGTCTGCGTTCAGGAGATTGACGGGAGACTTATTGTCAGAGCAAAAATATGGTTGCCTGACGGCGATTTCATTGACGTGATGGATGTCGAGAATTACATTCGGAAACTTCGCGACGATTATGATCTGGTCGAGATCGCCTACGACCCTGCATACATGCAGAGGTCTGCCGAGATCCTGGCTGACGACGGTTTCCCGATGGTCGAGTTTCCTCAGTCTGCGGCGCGTATGGTCCCGGCGTGTGGTCACCTGTATGAGATGATCGTGGGTGGTAAGATCGCTCACGACGGGGCGCCTGTCTTTACCGATCAGGTAATGAGTGCAACGCCTCGGTCGACAGATCAGGGGTGGAGATTGTCGAAGGGTAAAAGCAAGCGGAAGATCGATGCTGCGATCGCATTGGCGATGGCTGTTGATCGAGCTACACGAAAACAGGAGGTCGAAAGTGAGCCGGGATTCTTTGCCTTTTAGGGCGGCTACAATAGTCTTACAAGTGTTAGGTGCGATCGTTATCTCGACTGGGGTCGGGCTGGTGTTCGCGCCGGCAGGAATCGTCACAGCCGGAGCATTCATGATCGCGTTCGCCGTAGCCATCGAGAGGAACTAGAAAATGCTAGGTGGACTCTTTCGGCGCAGTGATTCTGAAGAGCGATCGATCTCTTTCCAGACTATCTTCGCGTCTGGAGATTCGCTTGCCCTGACGACTAACTCTGGTGTCACGATGAATCAGGACGAGGCACTCAAGCTCGGCACCGTCTACGCGTGCGTCAGGCTGATCGCTGATTCGATCTCAACCCTGCCGATCGACACGTTCCGCCGCGATGGCACCGAGCGGATCCCGTATCCGCGCCCAGTCTGGCTAGATTCGCCCGAGCTCGGCATGTCGCGCACGACGCATTTCTCGCAGGTCTTGATTTCGATGCTGATGAACGGCAACGCCTTCATTCGGATCTTGCGTGACGATCAGGGAATCGCTGGTCTAGTCGTCTTGAACCCGCGCAAGGTCGAAGTCCAGCGCAATAACGTCACGCGTCGCGTCGAGTATTCGATTGACAACGGTCGCGAGATCGTGCCGTACGACGAGATGATGCACCTGACCGAGATGCTGCTGCCGGGTGAGTTGCGTGGACGTTCGCGCATTGATCTGATTCGCGACACGCTCGGGCTGGGTAGGGCGCTCGACACGTTCGCCCAGTTGTTCTTCGGGCAGGGCAGCACGCTGGGAGGCGTGATTGAGTTTCCGGGCGCGTTGACGCGCGAGCAGGCTAAGGATCTTTCTGATTCGTTCGAGGAGCAGCATCGATCGGTGCGCCGCTCGCATCGTCCCGGCGTCCTATTTGGTGGCGCGAAATATTCGCAGACATCGGCAGCGCCTAACGAGGCGCAGATGTTGGAGTCTCGCCAATACTCGACCGAGGAGATTGCGCGCACGTTCCGTTGTCCGCCAGCCATGCTGGGCGTGACGACTCCGGGCGCCATGTCGTACGCCAGCGTTGAGATGAACGGCATCCATTTCGTGACTTACTGCCTACGCCCGTACATCGTCAAGATCGAGGATGCCTACAGCAACTTGATCCCCGGCGATGCCTTCCTGAAGATCAACGTCGACGGCTTGCTCCGCGGCGACCAGGCTACCCGCTACGCATCGTTCTCGACTGGTATCCAGTCTGGCTTCCTTTCAATCAATGACATCCACCGCCTCGAGGATATGCCGCCGGCGGATGGTGGCGACGTGTACCGCGTGCCGCTTGCGAACGTGGATCTTGCTGCGGCGAACCTGACCGAGTTGGAGAAGAAGACCTCGATCGCGGTGAGGCTTGTGCAGGCTGGTTTCGATCCCGCGTCTACGCTAGCATCGCTCGGACTGGACGCATTGCCACACACCGGCTTGCCGTCCGTGCAGCTGCAAGGTATCGCGCAGGTTGATCCAGAAGATCCAGCGGCGGCGTATCCGGTGTCTTCGTGACGATGACGACGGCGCAGATCAGCGTGACAACGGCGGCAACGCTTTTGTGTGCGGCGAATGCGATGTCGCAGCGCGTGACAGTCCATAACAACGAAACAAGTCAGCAGATCTTTTTAGGCGATTCCGGCGTGACGATTTCGACCGGCATCCACCTCGACGGCAAGGAAGAGCGGCAGATCACGCTGAATCCCGGCGAGGGTTTGTGGGGGATCGCGGCGAATACGAACTCGGTCAGCGTGATGATTCAGAAGATGGCATAGGGAATGCCTTACTTCATTAGCGACAAGCAGGCGGATTGCAGCGGGTGGGCGACGGTGAAAGAAGATCCGGGCGCCGAGCCGATCACGATCCATTGTCACGCGACGAAGCAGGAGGCGATCGATCAGATGGTAGCGATCTCGATCAAGGAGGGACTGGAGCCGGGCGGGGAGCGGGTGCTGCCCGACAACTATCGCCCCGCGCTCGCCGAGGACGTTCCCGAAGGGCGCGCCTGCGGTAACTGTTATTTCTACGACGAGTCGAACGTGCAAGACGACAAGGCTTGGTGCGAGCGGTGGGATGAGTACGTGAACGGCGCGTATTATTGCAACGCTTGGCAGCCGCACGATGACGACGCCGACGATGAGCAGGAGGACGGGTATCGCGCTGTCGATCTGATGCTGCCCGAATACATTATCGAAGCAGCTGCTCGCGGCTTGCAGTATCACGCGGCTGGATTGTCTGGCGATGGTGTTGTCGATCGAACGATCCGCGAGGCTCGCCTCATGGCTGACGGTCAAGTATCCGAAGACAAGGTGATCCGCACAAACGCGTGGGCTGCTCGGCACCTGGTCGATCTGGATGCCGAAGATAACCGTGATCCCGAGGCTGAGGGATTTCCCGGCGCTGGCGCGGTCGCGTTCTACCTGTGGGGGATTGATGCGCTAGATCCGAAGCCCGCGATGGATTGGTTCGCATTGAAGGCGGAGCAGATCCAAGCCGAGGAGCGTAGCGCGTTTGTCGTGGGCGAACCGCGCGGTGCTAACATTGACCCTATGACTACTGCCGTCGAAACACGTCGAATCACTGTCAATGAGTTTGAGCTTCGCGACCTCGGCGAAGGCGACGGCATGGCGTTTACTGGTTACGCTGCCGTGTTCAATTCCGAATCGGAGCCGCTGCCGTTTATTGAGCGGATCGCTCCGGGCGCGTTTGCTAATTCGCTTTCGTCGCGCAATGAGATCAAGATGTTCGTCAACCATGACACGACGCGCGTACTGGCGTCGAAGCGCGCGGGTACTCTCCGCTTGTCTGAGGATGCTCACGGCTTACGCGTCGAGGCTGATCTGCCGCCGACCACAGACGGTAAGGATCTGGCTATCTTGATGCGCCGCGGTGATGTTGATTCCATGTCTTTTGGATTCTCGGTTCCGAGCGGCGGCGACACCTGGTCGCCGGATGGTGCGACGCGCGAACTTCGCGAGGTGCGCCTGCATGAGGTTTCAATCGTGACGGCGTTCCCGGCTTACACGGCAACTTCCGCCGGCGTTCGGAGCCTCGACAATCTCGCCGCTGCGACTGGTGCTGACGTGTCCGAGCTCGATGCGGCGATCACAAAACTTGAAGCCGGCGAGCCTCTCGACGACGACGCGGCAATGCTGATTGAGTCTGTCGTACAGAAGCTCCGCGCCGATACGACGATCGGTGCCGAGGTACAGGCGTCGCTTGACATGAAGCGCAAGCAACTTGATCTTTTGTTCTCGCGCGTCTAGACGATCTTTAGCCCTGCTACCATTGGGGTTGTCTGATCTGCGGAGCCGCGTCAGGCGCACCCCGATGCGGAGCCGCACGGGTATCCGTTAGACAAACACTTTTGATTCTTGAAAGGATCATCCCTGATGAGCGATTACTTGAAGCGCCAGAACGAACTGCGCCTGAACGCGTGGGAAGAGGCCAAGCACCTGCTCGACGCAGCTGCCGCTGAGTCCCGCGACCTGACTGCTGAAGAGACAGTTATCTACGATCGAATCTCTGAGGACATGGACAAGCGCGCCCAGGTCATTGAGCAGATCACCAAAGACGAAGAGCGCGCACTGCGCCTCGACGTTGCCGCTGCTAACGTCCGCACGGACGAGGTAGCTCCTGCTGACGACGACGACGCCGAGGCTATCCGCAAGCTTGCTCGCGGTGAGGTTCGGTCGCTTGAGTTTGAGAAGCGCGATGTACTCAAGACGAATACTGGTGCGCCCGTGCCAACTTCGTTCTACAACGAGATCATTCTCAAGGCTCGCATGGTTGGTCCCATGCTCGATCTTTCGACCGTGATCACCACGGCTGGCGGAGAGAACTTGCAGATTCCTCGCGTCAACACGTACAGTGCTGCAACGATCGCTGCTGAAGCCGGCGCAATCGGTGAGTCTGATCCGGCGTTCTCGGCATTCATCACGATGGGTGCTTGGAAGTTTTCGTTCCTGACGCAGGTGTCGCGTGAGATGATCGAAGATTCCGGCGTGGACATTCTTGGCTTCCTTGCCGACCAAGTGGGACAGGGCATTGGCTTCAACGTCAATACCGCTTTGACGACTGGTACTGGCACGACGCAGCCGAACGGCATCGTCACTGCTTCGACCCTCGGCATTACTGGCGCAACTGCTACCAGCGGTGCGTTCACCGCCGACAACCTCATCGACCTGGCATATTCGGTCGACGGTGCTGCGCGCATGTTGCCGGGTGCTGGCTACATGATGAACGGCAAGTCCATCGGTGCTGTCCGCAAGTTGAAGGACACTGCTGGTAACTATGTCTTCAGCCCCAGCCTCGCGGTTGGTGTTCCTGACACGCTCCTCGGCTTCCCGCTGAGCGAGAACCCGGCGATGTCCGATCCGGGCACGGCTGCTAAGAGCGTCCTCTTCGGCCACCTCCCGAGCTACTACGTGCGTCAGGTCGGCGGCATTCGTGTCGATTCCTCGACTGATTTCGCATTCTCGACAGACCTCGTTACACTGCGCTGCATCCTGCGTGTCGACGGTCAGTTGCCACAGGCAACGCATATCAATCACTTCATCGGTGGCGCATCCTAACCGATAGGTAGAATGGTGGCTGTCCGACAGATCGTTTGTCGGGCAGCCACTATTTTTTTTGATCGGGGGAGCTTTGACGAACAGGGCAGCACGTCGCCAGATGGCGAAGGCAAAAGTGCCAGTACCAGTAGAAGCCGAGAAGGTAACGCGGCAGCGAATCCTCTGGGCGTCAAATGCTCCTTTCGCCGCAACCGGATATGGGGTTCAGACGGCTCAGGTCGTCCAGCGCCTGACCCGCGACCAGCACGAGGTCGCGATCGCATGCAACTACGGCTTGCAGGGCGCCGAGACCACTTGGAACGGTGGCGTGAAAATGTACCCCACCGGCGTGTCGGGATACAGCGACGATATTCTGAATGCTCATTCGCAGCATTGGACACACGGCAGCGATCTTCCCAGCCTTGTCGTGATCTTGTTTGACGTCTGGGCGCTCGAGAATCCTGGCATCAAGCAGATCCCGAAGATCGCTGCGTGGGCGCCCGTCGACCACCAGCCAGCGCCGCCGAAGGTCTCGCAATGGCTCAAGCGTCCGAACGTCATGCCGATCGCAATGAGCCGCTTCGCGGAACGCATGATGGCTGACGACGGTATCGAATCTATCTACGTGCCTCACGCTATCGAATCGATCTTCAAGCCAACACCATCATTCGCCGATGCTGACGGCGTGAACGTCACGGGGCATCAGCTCATGGGCGTCGACTCTGATCGTTTCGTGGTAATGATGAACTCGGCAAACAAGGGCAGGACGCCAGTACGCAAGTGCTTCGGCGAGAACCTCTTGGCGTTCTCGATCTTCGCCAAGAATCATCCCGACGCGATCCTGTACCTTCACACCGAGGCATCTGCGATCGCGACGGGCGTAGATCTTCGCGCACTAATTCGAGGTTGCGGCATTCCAGAGCGTCAGGTCTGCTTTGTCGATCAGTACCTATACCGTATGAATCTTCCCCAGCAAGCCCTAGCGTCGATTTACACTGATGCTGACGTCCTGCTGGCTACCTCGGCAGGGGAAGGCTTCGGCGTCCCCGTCGTCGAGGCGCAGGCATGCGGTACGCGCGTGATCGTGAGTGACTGGACTGCGCAGAGCGAGCTGGTTGGTGACGGGTGGGCGGTCGAGGTTCAGCCTCTCTGGGATCCATATCAGGACGCGTGGTTTGCAACGCCGATGATTCCCCGGATCGTCGACGCGCTCGAGGAAGCGTACGCTGCCGAGCGTGGACCAAGCCAACAGGCGGTCGACTTCGCCGCCGACTACGATGCGGATGTTGTCTACGCAAAATATTGGCGTCCCGCGTTGGAACAGTTGGCGGACTGGAACCCCGTTAACAAGACGATCGCCCCACGGGGAACACCTATCCAAGAGCTCTCGCGTAATGCCAATCCAGTCCTGACTATTTACATCCCGACATATCAGCGTGCCGAATTAGGAACGCTACTCAAGTCGATCGCCGAGCAATGGTGCAGCAGTATCGAGGTGGTGGTCTCGGACAATGATCCGAATGGCTCCGCCGAAGTTGTTGCCGCCACCATCCTCGGAGATGCCTGCGACTATTCGCGACGAGCAACGAACATCGGCGGCGATGCGAATATTCTGCGTGGCGCGACTGCGGGAACCGGCGAGTATGTATGGATCATCGGTGACGATGATGTCTTACTTCCGGGGGCAATCGCGGAAACATTGCGGATGATCGAGGCGGACACACCGGATCGTATTATCCACTTCACGCCAGAGGCGGCGGGACTAGTACCGCGTGGTCACACCGGGACAATGGGGACGCTAATCGACAGTCTCGGTAACGACGCATCGCTGCTGATCGCGGCGACGCTAATCAGCGCAAACGTGTATCGTCGTGCGTCGCTTGATACTACTCTGGGTCACGAGAAGATTGAGACTTACTATGGACACGTCTATGCCGGACTCGGCGCGCAACGTGTTCGCGTGGCCGATGAGCCGTTGATTCTGTGCGGAGCGGATCACGTCGGACATATCGAAAACTATCTTGAGATCTATCAGGATCTCATCACGGCTATCTCTCAACGTGCCGATCGCCCACCGATCGCATTACCTAGTGCGATGATTTGGAACTTCGTCAATCTGATCCTAGCGACGCGGTAGACTGTACACATGGCGATCACCAACGGCTACTGCACGCTCGCACAAGTCAAGGCTGCGCTGCGTATTACTGACAACACGGACGACACGCTGATCGAGGGATCTGTCGAAGCAGCATCGCGTTTGATTGACGGGTACACGCTGCGGAACTTTTACTCCACCGGCACCGCTACTCGACTCTTCACGGCTCCCGATCCACTCTACTGTCCCGTCGACGATCTTGCCGGCACAGCAATCACGATCCAGACCTCGACTCAAGCAGACGGCATTTTCGACGTTACGTTTGCCCTGACTGATTATCAGCTCGAGCCGCTGAACGGTCAGCTCGACGGTATCGCCTGGGCTTACGATCGCATTCGTGCTGTCGGTGATTACGCGTTCCCGATGGTCAGCGCTAATTTTGGTGAGCAGGCGCTCGTCAAGGTCACGGGTGTCTGGGGATGGCCGGCGGTACCCGCAGCGATCTCACAGGCAACGATCCTTCAGGCAGCTCGTCATTTCAAGCGCTACGATTCTCCGCTCGGCGTCGCCGGCTTCGGAGACTTCGGCGTAGTGCGGGTGTCGCGTTTCCTAGATGCTGACGTACAGATGCTTGTTGAGCCGTACAAGAAAATGCGGCTGTTCCGGTGACGGCTACGGTCAAGCAAGTAAAGACTGCACTAGCGACAGCCGCCGGAACGATCACGGGCTTGCGCACATATGATCGTCAGCCGGACAACCTGAACGCTCCCTTCGCTTTCCCTTCGCTCCAGTCGATTGATTACCACGGAGCGATGGGCGCCGGCTCGATCCTTCAGACTTACACGCTGACTGTCGTCGTCGGGCGCGCATCCGAACGCGCTGCCGAGGATCTGCTTGATACCTACCTCGGCTATGGGTCGGGTGGCATTCGAGCAGCGATCGAATCCGACACGACTCTGGGCGGCGTCGTGCAGACGTGTATCGTCGAGTCTGCTGGCACCATCGGAACGATTGACGGGAACGACACCTTGTACCTGTCGGTTGATTTCCGCGTCTTGGTCTACACCTAAAGGAGTTTGGCGATGGCAAAGTTTATTGTTGCACCCGGCTTTATCGTTGCCGGTAAGACTGAGGGAGGAGAGGTCAAGGTGTCTGACGTGGATCGCCTAGACGTACTGATCGAGTCTGGTCGCGTGATTGTCAAAGGCTCAGAATCCTCGTCTACAATGAAAGCACAACCCGACGTGTCCGGCTCCGAGGAGGAGTAACCCAATATGGCTAAGCTCGTTCTCACCAACTCGAACATCACCATCGGCGGCACGGACGTGTCTGCGAACGTTGCAAGCGTGCAGATCGAGACCTCGGTCGATGAGGTGGAAACGACTGCGTTTGGTCCAGGCAACGGCAAGACGCGCGTCGGCGGTCTGCTCGACACGACGATCTCCCTCTCGATGCACAACGACTACAGCGCGATCGAAGGTCTTGTCTACCCGCTGATCGGCAGCACGACGACCGTCGTCGTCAAGCCGAACGGCACGGCAGTCTCGACCACGAACCCGAGCTACACCGCTACCGTCTTGGTCACCGGCTGGAGCCCAGTCAACGGCGCCGTTGGAGAGCTCAACACGGTCGACGTGTCGTGGCCGGTTTCGGGTACCGTCACGAAGGCTGTAGTCTAACTCGATCGCGTAACTTCTGAGCCCAGGGAGGGCTGGTCATGGAACTACAATTCAAGATCAAGGAGAGCGGCAAGGAGAGCGTGCTGGTACGCGCTGCTCTTGTCGATATCGTCGCGTGGGAAGATCGCTTTGAGCGACCATCCTCGACGATGAGCGGGGACTCGATCTTTGCTCGAGACTTCGTTTGGCTTGCTTGGCATTCCCAGAAGCGTACGGGGGCGACCACGCTCGACTTCATGGATTGGGTTGCGACGCTAGATGAGATCGAGGGCGCTGAGGAGACTACGCTTGTCCCTTTGGAGAGCAGTC